CGTTAGCTAAGTTGTTCTATCTTGATGCGTCGGTGTCGGCGCAGAGTTATTGTACGAAGGCTGCGGGGTTCGATGCCCCGCTTGCCTTCGAAGATTTTTTTTTATTACTTTTAACTATTTAACCGTGCCCGAAACGGTGTTAAGCTGGCTATGTTAAGCGGCCGCGTAGGGCACTAATTTATTTTAATACTAAACGTTCTCAGTTATCGGAAACTGTGTTTATATGGCTTATAGACGTAAGAGATTTGGTCGTGGACCGCGTCGGCGCGGTGGACCGTTCAGGAAGCGCTCCCGGAGATTTAATGGTCGCCGTGGGCGTGGTCGTCGTTTTCGGAATTATACTGTGTCACGAGGTGGCATTCGGTTATGAAATGGTTGTTTGAATGAGGTGTATTTCTCCTCTCCGGTTAAGGATTAACGGTACTTTACAGGATGTTCCCTGTGGTAAATGTAATTTTTGTTTGATGTCTCGTCGTGCAGATTGGACTTTTCGGATTTCGCAAGAGGCTAAGCTTCATGTGTTACAGGATTTTGTTACCCTTACATATGATGACGATCATTTGCCTTTCTTGATGGAAGATGGCAGCACTGTAGTGGGTGTTGACAAGGTTATAGGCTCGGTAGGCCTAACTTTTCAGGCGTCTTTGATGAAGTCGGATCTGCAGAATTTTATGAAGCGGTTACGCAAGTTAGTATCGCCCGCGAAACTTAGGTATTATGCGGTAGGTGAATATGGCACTCGCGGTGGTCGTCCTCATTATCACATCATTCTTTTTGGTTTACCTAAACATGTGGATTTGGCGCAGGTGTGGGGCAATGGTCATGTGCGTCGGGATCATGTCTCGCCTGCGTCTATCCATTACGTTACAAAGTATCATGTTAATCGGTATGGTGATTCAGCTGGGCGTGAGCCCCCTTTTGTTTTATGTCTAAGAAGCCGGGCTTAGGCGTGAATTATCTTACTCCGGCAATGAAGCGTTGGCATAAGTTAACTAAAGCTAATTATGGTAAGGTCAATGGCGTTGTTACGCGTCTTCCTAGGATTTATAAAGAAAGGATTTTTACGGCGCTCGAAAGAGCCAGGTTTGCGGTTGAGTCAGTTGATATTGATACTGCCGCTTATAAGGCGGCGGTTGCTGAGTTGGTGGCTGTGCATCCTGATCCTGAAAGTTATTACTATGAGCGGTTGTGTTACTTGTGTGAGCGTATCAGTCACAAGGAAAACAGATTTAATAAATTCTAAACAGTTAATTATGGGTAAACTATTTGATCGTATTCAGGTGAAGAAACCACCAATGAATAAGTTTGATTTGTCTCATGAGCGAAAGCTCTCTATGCACATGGGTGATTTGGTGCCTGTGTTTGTTCAGCCTATTATGCCGGGTGATAAGTTTCGTGTCCGGCAAGAAGTTATGATGCGAATGTTGCCGATGCTTGCTCCTATCATGCATCGCGTGAATGTTACTACGCATTATTATTTTGTTCCTAATCGTTTGGTGTGGGATGAATGGGAGCAGTTTATTTCTCCTCAGGATCCTGTCGGTGGTGTGTTTCCTACTCCGCCGGTTCCACCTTCGTTTTCGTTTCAAGAGGCTGTGACTGCTGGTATGATACAGAATGGTTCATTAGCGGATCATATGGGTTTACCTACTGATCCAGCTGGGTCGCTGGATCACGATATTTCTATTTCGGCTTTGCCGTTTCGTGCGTATCAGTTGATTTGGAATGAGTTTTATCGGGATCAGCATTTGCAGCAACCTATTAATGTTTCGAAAGCAAGTGGTACGGTTACTGGTGGTGATTTGCAGGATATTTTGACGTTAAATATCAGGTGTTGGGAGAAGGATTATTTTACTTCGGCCCGTCCTTGGGCGCAGGCTGGTGAACCTGTGGGTTTGCCTGTGGATGTGGAAGGTTTTGCGCCTCTTATTGCTAATACTGTTACTCCAGGTGCGGATCCTGTGCGGATTAAAGGTGATGAGAATTCGGGCACTGCTGTGGAGTATGGTATTCTTGGTGGTGAGCCTCCTGCTGTGCCGGTTGGGCCTCCTAATTTATGGGCTAAGATTTCTGGTTTAACTTCTATGACTACCATCAATGAGTTTCGGCGTGCATTGAAGTTGCAGGAATGGCTTGAGCGTTCTGCTCGTGCTGGTTCGCGTTATATTGAGCAGATTCTTGTTCAGTTTGGTGTACGTGTTCCGGATTTTAGACTTCAGCGTCCGGAATTTTTGGGCGGTTCTCGTAACCCTATGCAAATTTCGGAGGTCTTGTCTACGCTTCAGCAAGTTGACCCTTCGTCTGGTGATCCCGTTGGTACACCTCAAGGTGATATGAGTGGTCACGGTTTATCGTTTGGTAATAATAACGGTTTTTCTCAGCGTTTTCAGGAACATGGTTATGTGATTGGTATCATGTCTGTGTTACCACGGACGGCCTATCAGCAAGGTGTGCCTAGACATTTGACGTTGTTTGATAAGTTCGATTATCCTTGGCCGTTGTTTGGAAATCTTGGTGAACAGGAGGTTAAGTACAAGGAGTTATTTTATAATGGTAAGACTGCTCAGGAGCCTAATTTGCCTGATGATACGTTTGGTTATCAGTCGCGTTATGCGGAGTATAAGTATGGTTGTTCTACTGTGCATGGTGAAATGAAAGGTTCACTAAATTATTGGCATATGGGACGTATTTTTACTTCTCAACCTGCGTTGGATGCTAGCTTTGTTTCTGCGGATCCTACGCGTAGGATTTTTGCTGTCGATGACTCCTCTGATAAGTTGATTGTGCATATTTACAATAAGGTCGATGCTATTCGTCCGCTTCCGTACTTTGGTACTCCTTCGATATGAAAGTGGTTTCTAAAATGACCTATGCTCCCAAGGTGGAGCATCAGGAGAATGGGCCGTGGAAGTCTCAGACGTTGCCAGATGAAACGATGACGATTCGTCAGATTTATGAGCGTTTTGCGCAAGGGCAAGAGCTTAATGTCGGTCGTACTGTTACCGGTTATAAGGATGAACCCGATTTTGATTCACTTGATCTGGAAGGGCTTCAGCGTATGGAGCGTGTGGAACAGGATGAGATTGTGGCCGATTTAGTGGATCAGAAGCTTCAGGATGAATTTAGGTCTAAGAAGAAGGCTCGAATTGCTCAGAAGAAAAAGGACGCGGCAGAGGCCGCGGAAAGGGCCAAATTTGACCAGTGGAAACTGAGTCAGAAGGATCCGAAATAGTTGATCAGCGCACTAATACTCTACTTGATATATTAGTGCGCTGTGACACCGTCTTGATTTTCAATCACTTAACCCCTTTTATTATGCCGTTTCCTTTAGTTCCGGTAATTATGGGTGCCGTATCCCTTATAAGTTCGGCGTTGGCTGCTCGGTCACAGAAGAAAGCGAATGAGTCTCAGATAGCTCAGGCGCAGTTAGGTTATGATGAACAGAAGAAGATGATAGCTCAGCAGAATGCGTATAATTCTCCCGCTTCTCAGATGGCTCGTTATGCTTCAGCTGGTCTTAATCCTAATTTGATCTATGGTCAGGGTACTCCCGGTAATCAGTCAGAGATCGCTAAGTATACTCCTCCGAATATTCGTCCGCAAGGTCTTGATATTTCCTCCTTGCCTTCAATGATTGGTGAGTTTCAGAATTTCAAAGTTCAACGGTCGCGTATGGACCTCAATGCTGCTCAGCAACAGTTACTCTCAGAGAAGGCTCGAACAGAGTCCGTTAATCGTATGAATGCTATGCTTAAAGGTCAGGGACTTATGACTGGGAATGCTCGTGCTCGTTTTGATCTTGATCTAGCTAAAGAGTTGCGTAAGTACAATGTTGATATTCGTTCCTCTGAAAGTGCTAGTGCTCAGGTTAAAGCTAAAATGCTTGCTAAAGAGTATGCATTGTTAGAACAGTTTGGATCGGCAGAGCGTCAGTCTCGTCTTCGTTCTCAGGGCTTACAGCAAGCCCGTACTATTGTAGGTACTGCCTCTGAACAGGAGAAGCTTGATTTGTTACGCACGTTTGGTTATACCAGAGGTTATCAACAGACTGATCTTATGAATCAGCGTATTCTTAGTGCTCAGGAACAGGCTACGTTTAATCAGTTAAAGACTAAGTTATTTCGGGAGCATGAAATGACTCCTAACGATAATTTTTTCTTGCGTATGCTTATACACTGGATGCAAAGCGAAGGTATTTCTGCTGAAGATATTGGTGTCCCTAAGTAGTGTTACTTGTGTTAACTTTTCTCCCAAACAGCCTTGATTTCTCCGCTCGAAACGAGTCCGCCAAGCCGGCGTTAGACCATAGCGTACACTCGCAGAAGGAAGGAGGAAGCATGACGACTGACTATGCGTTGGAAGCGACGGTCTCCCGGCTTGGAGAGGCGAGTTCGAAGGAGTGCTGTGAGTTTGTTTGGGCTGACCCGTTAGCTAAGTTGTTCTATCTTGATGCGTCGGTGTCGGCGCAGAGTTATTGTACGAAGGCTGCGGGGTTCGATGCCCCGCTTGCCTTCGAAGATTTTTTTTTATTACTTTTAACTATTTA